GGTATATCTTGAGCCACGCCCGGTTGTTCCCATCAGGATTCGCCGTGTATCCAAGGCTGACCTCACCTTTTCCAGCGTTTGCAGCAGCATCAACATTGATGGCAGAGGTTCCACCATCCGTCAATACCCTAAAATCGTAATTAGCAGACGACGGGTTGAATGTAGAAATACCGGCTTCTTGGTCTAACTGAAGCATAATCGCGCCACCCACAACTAGATGCAGGTCGTCACCGGATTCTTCCCAGATGTAGGTATCACCAGCATTATCGAAGTACAACTTATCCGCAGCACTAATAACAAGATCAGCACCATTGGCGAGAGTTATCGCAGTCGCATCAAACTCTGCAATCTCAACGCCACCAGCAAAAAACTGAATTTCGTCGTTGGTGTCAGAAACGATATAGGTGTCATCATCTACATCCAGCTTGAGCTTATTACCATTCAAGAATATATCAGCATACTCTTGGTTTGCATTGGTACGACGAAGGTTACGAATAGCCATTATTCATCTGTCCCTTCGTACTCAACAAAGATGACACAGTCAACACCACCTTCGCGGATAGCCCGCCAGGTGGACATATCTGGTAGGTCCCAGATTTCAAAGGACTCGGTGGCTGACCAGAGTGGAAAGTTTCCACCGTCTGTGGGAGCAGTTACTGTCCCATTGGTAGAAGTTCTCATAGCTCCACTGACTACTGTAACTCTAGCCATGCGAGTACCAGGCATATTATACCTGTGGGCACCAGTAGTAGATGGGAGATTAGATGCTACCCCACTACTAGAGGTCTGCCCAGACCTGATGAGATCACCACCAGACCCAGCTGTGAGTCCTAGTGAAGCACTTGATATAGTGATAGTCTCATCACCTATAGTTGTCAACGACATTCGCTTGCCTCGTCGCTACCCTCTAAGAGGGACTATTTGTTTAGGGGCCAGCCTAACTGAATACCCCCAATGGTTATACTATGCCCTTACCGTAGAGGTCAACGAGACCAAATGTGGTAGTGCCTGAGTAGTTTCGTAACCGTCCAATTGGACCAGAGTCAGACTCAGCGGTTGACTCTGTGTAGTCCATACCTGCCACAGAGCCAGCGGTAGTCTCTGAGTGACGGACTTCGGCCCCGTCAACCACAGTACCTTCAAAGTACACTGTGTGTGGACCCTTGACTCCAACCCACCCAAACTGGTCAGCAGCCTGGGCTGTCAGACAGACACCAAGCGTTGGACTCAGGAGTGTAGTAGGAGCAATGACCACATCCTTGGCTGGATGCTTGATAAGAGCCAGGTCATCGCTGGTGCTAAGTGCCACAGCAGTGTTACCAAAGATTCTTACCGTCATGGTTGGAGAACCATTCATATCCAGAATGTCGTTTGCCATGATCTCATATGAGTACCCTGGAGTTCCATTCGCCTGAGCCTCAACGTAACCACCAGCAAACTCATTGATCGTAATGTCTGTGCCTGAACCTGGAGGGGATATCTCAAATTCAGTAACACCAGCATCTGCAGCCACAGGCGCCAGTGCGTCGTAGCCATCATCGTCAGCCTCAGACACCACCATGTCACCTACTGTGACGGTGCCGGCAAAGCTAGCATACATCCACACTCGGCGGTTCTGTTTGAGCACAGTACCAAGTGGGAACTTCTGCACGGTGTCAATGTCATAGACATCTAAGTCGTTCCAGTTTGACTCCAGGACAGATGGGTCAAATACTTGAGGATGAGTGGCAGGGATATCAATGGTAATCCCATTACGGAGTTGCTTCACTCCATAGTGGTAACCGCCCATCGGACTATCAATCGTGTATGGCGTAACTGCCATGTTCTAACTCCTAACCCTCCAGGGAGGGGCGTTTGAGAGTGTTGGTGGGAAGTAGCCGCCCACCCCGGCGCTATGGACTAAGCTGTGATAGCTGTGTCCGTAATGTCAAAGATCCGGCCAATGCTCATAATTGAGCCGTCGCCAAATCCATAGAAAGTGTGTAGCCTCTGCTTGGAAGCAATCTTGCCTTCAAGTGTATCGATCTCCTCAACAGAGAACATTTCACCTGGAGACATTCCATTACCACCAACAAGAAGGCCAACTCCTGGGTCCATTTCGGATACCTGACCAAACTTCACGAAGAAGATGGACCAGTTAGCAGCACCCGATGACTTCGCCCGAGCATTAGAACCTTCACCAGTTTCAGCGGTCTCTTCCTGTAGAAAGTCGGTCCGTATGATTGGTATGCCCTTGAAGGACGGTACCTCTCGCCCGAAAGCGTCTACTGTAGTAGGGAAGAGTCCATTGGTGACGTTGCTTAGACCAGCCTCTTGAGTGTAGGCGTCAATGTGGTCACCAACAATGTGGGGCACGAAGATGGCGTCAGCACCATACTTCATGTTCCGCAAAATCTTCCGCATAGAGGCTATGGTCAGAGCACCAGAAACCTCTATGTTGAGACCGTTAGTTTCACCACCTATACCAGTAGGGAAAGCCGCTGCTAGAGCGTGTAAACCATCAGGTTCAGCGTCACCAGTAGCGTAAGTGGCGTCCCCATAGAAGAACTTATCGTTCAGGAACTCCACCATAGCCTTCTGGTTCTCTTTGAACTGAAGGTTAGCGTAATTGTTCAGGCCGCCATAGGTCTCAGCCGTGAACTTGTCAAGGTCTGTCTCAATGTAGGCAATAGACAAGTCTCGTTGCTGCTTGTCATAGGTCGTTGCCGAAGTTGCGACAGTTGAACCACCAGGTCCTAGCTTGGCTGCCTGTGGACGGTTCGCCGTCTCACGAAGGTAGTCTACCCGCAGGCCTAAGGTCTGCTGGACTGGAAGGAACTGGATAGGTCCACCACGTTTGATATCCTCTTCGATTACGCCAGGGATGAGGACTTCTTGTGTGGCTTTTTGGGCCTCTGCGAGGTTATCCCAATGACCAATTTCCGTGGGCAATTTATTTACCTCTAAACTTTATTTGCCGTTCGATCAGCTTGTCTGGCCAGAGACCGCTCTCGTTGAGCCCCGGCGTATTCGCGGTCATTGGCAGGTACATTAGCCTGCCCTCCATTGGTTCCTCCAACGAAGTACCGAGACTGAGCTACTGCAGACTTTTCAGGGTTGCCGCCGATCTTAGCAAAGTTGATTCCTTCATTAGTATTAGGGTTTTCGTCTCTACTCTCGCCGTCGCCAGAGGTTTCAGAGTCGATATTACTATCACTAGTAGAAGAATCATCCCCATTACTGGACTCACCTTTGATGCTACGAGCACCAATCATAAGTAACTCAATCTGTGAAACCGTTTTACCTTCAAGATCACTCTCGGAGATACCCAGTTCCCTGGCAGATTTGGTGATATTTGATATCACATTCTCTTCCAAGGTTCCTACTAGTTCTTTGCTGCTAGCCAGATCGGTTTTGAGCTGAGCCACCTCTAAGACAACTGGTTGATTGCTTGCTTTCCAGTTTCTGAGGTCCTGTAATTCTTTATTGGTTGAAGTGGCGGTTGTTTCCAACTCAGCCACACGAGATTCTGCCGTATTGGCACGTGATTCGGCTGACTCCTTCAAGGACTTTACCCTGAGGAAGTCAGATTCTGGTACTGTTTTCTGGTCGTCGGCCATAGATCTACCTCGATATATCTAGTATATCAGATTGGTTGTTTCGGGTCAATTGTTATCTAATGCAATTTATATGCTATAACATTCCTATTGCAATAGAGTTGCTTCAAGGGTCTGAACTCCAGGGCGCTCCCTTCTTACACGGTCATTATACATATCTTGGGCTTCTTGAGTAAGAACACCTGATACTTCACCCCAGAATAGGAGTACAGAATCTAACTCAGGATTGAGGAGTCTCAAGTTCTCACGAGTTTGAGATACTTCAGCTTCCCAATTAGCTATAACACCTCTACCATCAGGTCTAAGTTCTTCACGTATGTTCTGGCGTTCAGCAGCCTCAGACCTGAGGAACCGCTCAATAATTGCCTGTTCATTCTCAGGTTGACGTCGTTGGACTATAGCTCTTATGTTCTTATATGGCCTTATAAATTCACGGCTGTCACCCCACCTTAGCACTTGCATATCAGCCCAGTCAGCTTGGATACGGCTAAGCAGACGAGGTCCAAATTCAGGACCCATAAGTTCAAACATCATATCTATATGAGCAAAGTAACCGTCAAAGTCCCTTTCCATAGTTCCAGTATCAGGGTTGAATTTGAGCCGTGGTTCAAGGTTATAGTATTCCCATAAGATCTCTTGTCCAGCAGACCAAGTCGGCATAGGTATGTTATGTTCCATATAGAACTGCTCACGCTCGAATCGGGTTTTTGGCACACCCTCAAACCTAGGCAAGTCACCTATACCTTTGACGCTGTCTATAGCAAAGGATAGAACATCATTTATTTCTGATATGGCATCACGAGAAGTAATTACCCCAGCACGCCAATCTAACTCTATTGCTTCAATAGGACGGTGAGACTGATATTCGGCTCCAGATATAGCATCAGTGTCTACGAACCCATTACGACGAGCCCCCTCAAATATATCCTCAATCTGGTTGTGATACTCAATAGTCTTAGACTGGATATCACCAAGGAGTGATGGCATTAGAGGTGCAGTTTGCTGTTGAAGATGGTTCATATGCTTCTCGAGGAATTCTCTCACAACAAACCTGTCCATCGGATCTAAAGCTACAACATCATTTAGTCTACGTCCTGTAGCAGCGAAAGTAGAAGATATTTCTATCTGCTGCTCGGGGCTAATTCCAGTGTAGACAAAGTAAGCTTGACGTAAAGCTTCAAGAGCTTCAATCTTCTCTCTACCTCTAACTCTGAATAGCCCAAATTGTGAGTCTAGCCCAGCCGATATAATGGCTACGTGACGAGCAGTCTTATTCCATGCAGATTGCTCAGTAGCAGTTAGGGCTATACCATCTTTACGTTTCTGCCAAATTTGAACACCATCATGTCCACCAAACTCAGTCTCGGACAGTAGGTTAGCAATTTTGAAGTCACGGAATCTATCTGGGAATATTATATTATTTAGTGCAGCAGTAAATCCTGCATCAGGGAACTTTGCCGTAATAGCACCTAAGGCAGTTTGAGCAGTTGGAGGTAATACCTCACCTAGCTGTGGTCGATGACTAGTAGATGCAGCACCAAACATAGTGATTGGTAGTTGCACGTGAATCCCAGGCCAGAACCCTAGCCTACTTATGTAGTCAAGGAATTCTGTTCCAAATCCAAATTGGTCAGCATACTCTGGGTAGTCAGCCTTATAAAGTCTCCTAAGGCCACCCATCCATACTGTGCCTCTAAGAGGGTTGATCTCTAAGTTTGTTCCTGGTATGTGAGTATAGCCACCATCACTATCTCTTGTGTATCGACCCCAAGCTTGTAAAGGTCCTGGTCGTGATAGCATGTTACGCATAATCCAAGGCCATCGTTGGGCTTCATAATTGAAGTACGGGAAGATGGATTGAGCACTAGCGTTGAGTGCTGTATCATTATTGTAGGTAGGGTAGTCAAGTGTCCTACGTTCCTTGGCGGCAAGAGCAGCCCGCTCACGGATATCAGTCCATTCTGGGTTAGGTATATCTCTCCTCATAAGAATTTTGTCCACACTATCCTGCGGGAGTTGGATTTGATTGCCATCCCAAAGTATCCAGACTCTACCCTCAGCATCTCCACCTGTTCTGGATTTCAAGGTGCCACCATAGGGCCCACCGTAGTGCCTAATACTGTCAAAATCACCAGACTGTAATATCTCTTTTAGCACATTACCAACGGACTGACCAGTCGAGGGGCCACCTAAATTATACGTCCACGAACGGTCTATGAGGTGTGATAATACCCGTAAGTTTGGGTAAACATTGATATTACGGACCGACTTGACCTGGTCGGTTTCAGGATGGAAATCTTTGTAATTAGGATCTTCATATACTTTTTCAAGCTCGATCCTCATGGAGCGGATATCTTGCTCTCGTGCTGACCTAGTAGTATCATCCAGATGACTGAAGTCAAGTTTGCTAGTCCACTCATCATATCCTGCCATGAACTGGTTATGCTGAAGCCTAGACTCAGCAGATTTGACTGGGTCAAGGAAGGTCTTCTTCACATTATAGACGGGTATAAATGCTTCTTTCTTGAGACCGTCAGCAAATTCCTCACTCTCAGAAATGTAGTCAAAGTTTTCTACCCTGGTGGTAGAACCATCAGCGTTGGAGATTGGTTGACCAATACCCCGTATTTGCTCGTAGTCTACTTCGAGGACCCATTCCTCTTTATTACGTCCTCGCTCAAAGAATTCTCTGGTACCCACCAATGGAGCGCCGGCTTCAGCCATACCAACATCTAAATCTCCAACTGATCGACCTATAAATCCTATACTCTTTACATCTTCAGGCGATTCATCCATAGCCTTACGGCCTATGCGAACAAGATCGTTGTCGGTAAGAGCCTGTACAATACCAGTGTCTGCGGGAGGAAGACCAGTTACTAGACCTATAACGCCAGCAGATTCCTGACCCTTGGTGTGGAGTTCTATAAGTAATGCTCCTCCACTACTCCAGTCCTCACCTTCATAGGATGGTCCAGTCTGCATGGTACCTCGGAGATTGTAAGTCCTACCATGGTACCTTACATCCATGTCCAATTCAAATGCAGGTACTTGAACGGCAGAAGTTTCCTTGGTAAAGGATTCATTATGAAGCCTTACTGCTTCAACTTCATGCTTCATCTTAGGAGTAGCTTTGACTACTCTCTGGATACTATTACTTGTTACGTCCTGCTGTGTAATAAAGACGGGTCCAGGCGTGAGGTCAGCACCTTCATTTAGAATCTCCGCCCAGACTTCAGCATTAGCTCTCGACTGTGCCTCAATCCCACCCTCTATGGCTTCTTCACCTACGAAGAGTTGTAGGCCACCAAACTCTGAGGTCTCAGGGATAGGCTTAGTATCATACCTGGAGGTATGAAATTCGGACTTGAGACCTATAGACTTGAAGTCATCGAACACCTCATCCATATTCATTTCAGTAGATATAGCACCTTCATCCAAAGCGGAAGAGGCTTCGAAGGTAACACCTGTTTGTACCGGGTCGGCGTTGACAGCACGAACCTCTGAACTACCTATAGCATGGTCAGCTTTGTATGGATTCTGGACATTGAGGCGAGCCGTCTTTACCTGTGGTCTGGCATCAACTGTTTGGTCAAAATCAACCTCTACGTGGATAGGACCATGGGGAACATCCTGCTCAAAATGTACGTCCCTAATAGATATATTTGCCACTTCATCAGGAATATCCTCTGATTCGGGTACACTGTTCCAATCTATCCTTCTAAGATACTTTTCAAGTGTGGTTATAGAACGTTCCCCAGGAAGTACATCTGCCTGATGAGTCATAAAGGGAAGATCTACTGGAACGCTAGTGTCCTGGCGGATATCTGATTTACCAGTAACCCAGTATAGATCTTCAACCTCTGACCTGGATAACCTAATCTTTTCTGGTGCTCCCGGTGCAGTACGTGAATGCTCTATAGCGTCAGCCACCTTTGTCAAGTCGATGTTGAGGTCATCAGCTATCACCTGAGAATCAGCCGGACTCTCTGAAATTAGGTTACCTCTAGCGGTCCACTTATGAGACATGTCCCCAACGTATTTCCCAGCTACGGCCGGGTTCTCAGCTACATAGATGCCGGCGCCCATAAAATTGAAATTACTACTAGAATCTGGTAAGAACTCTTCAAAATTTCTATAGGTACCATGGTATACAATAACTGGTCTACCTTCATCTGAAAGAGCACGAGTACCTGAGACTTGAGTGCGTCGACCAGGCTTTATCAACTCCATACCAGTGGAGATTCCATCCTCATCAAAGGTGTTACGGAAGATGGCAATATTTAGACCACTAGCTTCTATATCCTTGATTACTTGAGCCTCTACTCCTTCGGGTCCAATAGCTACAGCTTGGCCATCTGCCCGTACACCAGAGCCTGGGGCAGTTTCCTGGCTATCAAGGATTCTTTCCAACCTACGCATTTCACTAGGACTACCCTGGTCGAAGATGACTTCAGGTGTATCTCTGGGGAATCCTAAGGATTCGGCAAAATCACCAGAATCCTGGATTACTTCTTCTGCCGAGCGGACTCCTTCATCAGTTCCTGGTACTGCTATATCTTGAGCGTTTATTTCTATAGCAGATATTTGACTGGGCTGAAGTGTTGTATTGTTACTACGGATTTTGAACTCTGGAGCAAAAGACCTTGATGCGTCTGGGCCAGTTACTTCACCAGAGTAGTGAATCCTTATTACATCACTGGTAGAGTATACATCTTGACCCGAGGGTTCTAGGCTAGATCCAGGAGTAAGTCCATCCCTGAGGATATTTTTGATATTACCTTCACTAGTACCATGTACAAATCCTGGTGGTATATCATCAGGACTAGTGATTGGGTTATCCCACTGTGGGTCCATATCCTTGTTGGGGATACGGGTTATCTTAGGCTCCCAATATCCATCAGTGATATCAGTACGTCTTATATTGTTAGCAACTTGCCTAATAACCCTACTATATATTTCATGGTCCTCAGGCGTTACTTTTGATTTCCAAAGAGAATCGTAGAGACTATTCCTAACCCCTTCAACGGCCTGCATTAGAGGTTCATGATAACCTGAACCAGGCTGGAATGATAGAGATGATAACAAGTCATCATAGACTTTACCAACACTACCTTGGTTGAACCCGAAGTCCTCAGCCTTAGCCTTACGTTTTTCAGCCTGCCTCTCAGCAGTAGCCATATGCTCAGCTATAAACTCTTCTTTAGTCTTTAGAGTCAGTGATTGTTTATCCAAAATATTGGATACCATGTCTGAAGAGATTGTATCTCTACCTGCATACATGAAGGCTATGTCACTAGAAGTAAGTTCCGTAGAGATAGGCTCACGGATACCTTTTTCTGGTTTGATACCACCTTCTTCAAGGAAAAGTGCGTCATCAATATCTGACATATCCGCCTTTATCCTGTAATGTTGGGCCCAGTAATCATTCCAAGCTTGCTCTACTTTGAGGTTAGCTGACTCAAGAGACTCAGTTCTCCTAATAAATACTAACTCATGTCGCCTTGCTTCCATAACCCTAGGACCATCAGCAGCTATCAGATTACGCATATCCTGCTCAACAAAGTCTAACCTGCGTAACATAAGATTAGCTCTACTTGGTGTTATACCAGGTACTCCAACCCGTAACTTAGCTACTATATCTTCTCTCAAGTCTATAATAGCTGCCTCAAGGCTATTGGACATCTTTTCTATGACATCCTTAGAGTTTGAATGTAGACCTGATCTAACTGTACTACTCTTGATCTGGTGGCCTCGGACAGCTGCAGCTTGTGATACATTACTCATCTTAGTACGGACTGTTTCCAAAATAAGATCTACTTGACCCAGCATAGCCATAGCGGACTTTACATCTGTAGGAGTGAAAGTCTTTATTTGACGGACTAGTTCATCAGTAATCTGATCTGCCCACCAAGCTTGGTAGATATGATTAGACTCGAGTAACATAGCAGCAAACTGAGGCATCATTTCATCAAGATTTCCAGAATGAAGTTTACCATTACGCACTAATTCCATAATAGAATTCTTGAAAGGTTCATCCATCCAAGGATGTTCGTTGAGTGCCTTATCAATATTATGGCTTAGTTTGAGATCCAGTAAAGCAGCTATTGGTCCTTCTATGGCTTCCACCATATCCGGCCCTCGCTGTCCCACACCTGTAATATGACCTTTGACAATATCGGTTAGATCTTTACCAACTCTTTGCTCAAGTATTTCCCAATCAACATGACCAAATCCAGCAGCTACATCGCCTGCTATAGCACCTCGTAGTTGACGATTCATCTTTGGGCCAAGGATATCTAGCTGCCTGGCGAACTCATAGTAATCATACCTAATCATATCATGGGTAGCTATCCTAGAAGATACATCATTCAGCGAAGCTAATGACATCAACCCACGTGGGAGTTCACCTACTTTAGGTGCAATCTTATCTCCAAAGATTGGGAACTTAGCGGCGAAGTGGTCAAGGTCTTCAGTTATACCAGGAAATATACCACGCCTAACATTATCAGCTATAGGTATACCAAGATGAGATTCTTCTACGGATAGTGGAGCAGCAATAGGACCTTGTCTCATAGTATGAAAAGTACTATCTAAATCAAATAAGAAGTCTGAAGAGTTAGTCAAGTCACCCTGTTGCAGCCATAGAGCATAAGCTGGTTCAGCTCTAATATGAGGTGGTGGCCGCATAGGATGACCCGCCATTATTAACCTAATCTTGGACTCAAGAACATTGAATGGTCCGTAGTTGAGGAAGTAAAGAACTGCCCTACTAAATGGGTATACTATAGCTTGATCCAACCACATAGCCCAAGTTAGTGGTGCACGTTGACCATACTTAGCTATCTCACGAGTTGTGCGAGATTGGTTGACCCCAAGATCTTCATAGTACCGCCAGGCATCAGAGTTGATATTCCTATTGAAAGTATCTCGAGTTTCCTGGAATACCCTCTTGAACATATCGTCTGGATTCTCTAGAGATCGGAATGGAGCTAGAGCATCTCGTTTGATATTTCTAGCATACCTACCTATTATTCGACCAGCTTCCCTTTCACCAGCCGTATTACCTGCTTGGAGAATTCTAGCTATCTCTGCTCTAGCTTCCAATATAGAATATCTAGTACCAGATTTATGGATTGTACTTTGTAATATTTCATTGATTTTAGTTACATTCTCAATAGTAATCTCCACTGTATTCTCGTCGAGGACAGTGAGTACCTGACCTATTTT